TTCAACCCGCTCGATCGCTACTGGGGCATGGGGGTGATCCAGGCGGCGGCACTCAAGCTGGAGACGGATTACTACTCGGAGCGCTGGAACCGCAACTTCTTCAAGAACTCGGCGCGGCCTGACGGCGTGCTGGAAACCGACCGCACGCTGAGCGCGGCGGAGTTCGAGCGGCTGCGCGAGGAATGGCGCAAGGGGCACCTGGGGACGGAGTCGTCGCATCGCACGGCGATCCTGGAAGCGGGGCTGAAGTACAAGCAGATCACCGCGAGCCAGAAGGACATTGATTTTCTGGCGGGGCGGGAGCTGACGCGGGAGGAGATCTGCTCGATGTTCGGGGTGCCGCCGGCGAAGATCGGCGTGCTGCGATATGCGAACTACGCCAACGCCCGCGAGCAGGACAAGACGTTCTGGGCGGAGACGATGGAGCCGAAGCTGGCGCGGTTCGCGGCCAGGGTGACGGCGGAGCTGTGCGCGCGCTGGGACCCGGGGCTGGAATTCGTGTTCTCGGACGTGACGCCGCAGGACGTCGCGCAGCAGGCGGAGGTGGCGGTGAAGCTGGCGACGGCGGGCTTGCGGACGATCAACGAGCTGCGGGCGGAGTTCAAGTGGGGCGACCCGGTGGCATGGGGTGACGCGTGGTGGGCGCCGGCGACGCGGCGGCCGGCGGGCGACGCAGACGGACCGGGCGCGACTTCTCCTGAAGTCGCGGCAGGCTTCGCGCGGTCAGGAGACCGCGCGCCTGGACCATGCACAGCCGAGGGCGGCTATGCCACATGTGAGGATGGCGTGCGCCGCGCTTTGAAGCGGCTATACCAGGGGCAGCAGAGCGCGGTGCTGTGTGCGCTGCGGGGCAAGGACGGCTTGCTGAAAGCGCTGGCGGAGCCGGCGCCGGATGAGCGGCTGCGCGCGGTCCGGGCGGTGTTGGACGCGGCGATAGATTGGGAGGCGGAGGCTGAGCGCTTCGCGCGCGAGCTGGGGGACGCGGGCGCGCGGGACGCGGACGTTCTTTCGGCCCGGTGCGCCGAGCGCGGGCGGACGAGCGCGGCGGCGGCGCTGGATGCGGCTGTGGCCGAGGGCGTGAGCGCGGCGGCGGCGGCGGATCGCGTGAGCGCGACGTACGAGGGGCTGAAGCGTGCGGAGGGGATTAACCGCGGAGGGCGCGGAGAGCGCGGAGAGGGAAACGGATTTTAGCCGCCGATGGACGCCGATGGCCGCCGATTGCGGAGGGGATTAACCGCGGAGAGCGCGGAGAGGGAAACGGATTTTAGCCGCCGATGGACGCCGATGGCCGCCGATTGCGGAGGGGATTAACCGCGGAGGGCGCGGAGAGCGCGGACAGGGAAACGGATTTTAGCCGCCGATGGACGCCGATGGCCGCCGATTGCGGAGGGGATTAACCGCGGAGAGCGCGGAGAGGGAAACGGATTTTAGCCGCCGATGGACGCCGATGAACGCTGATTGCGGAGGGGATTAACCACAGAGCCTCCTTCGCCAAGGCTACAGAGGCCAGGGAACACAGAGGACACAGAGAGGGAATGGAATGGCAGTAGGGGCGACCCGCCGGGTCGCCCCTGCGACTTCATGGGGGTGCGAGGGCAAGGTGGTTGATAATGATGGTGGCGCGTGAAGGGATAGGACGGCTGGCGTATTGCGCGCAGTGCCGGCGGGTGGTGCCGGTGGCGTGCGGCGAGCGGGGAGAATGCCCGCAGTGCGGGCGGGTGCTGGCGAAGCAGAAGGATGACGTGATGACCAAGCAGGTCGCAGGCGAGACGCCCGCCCTACCATTGAACGTCACGGGCGAGGGCGCCCGCTGACGGAGGAGACACGGGCGCGGACCCTTCGGCAGGCTCAGGATAAACGCCTGTGCTCCATGGGAATGAGGAGACGGAAGATGCCGGTGTGGACTGATATGCGGCCGAGCGTGTTCTACAAGGCGGTGGCGGTCAACGGCCGGCGCAGCGCGACGCCGACGGGCAGCGAGCTGGAGCTGGTAAACCGTTTTGCGCGGCGGGCGCTGGCGGGGGACGAGGTGTATGTCGGCGAGTGCGATCTGTGCAACGACCGCGTGGACCGCGCGTTCGAGCGCTTCACGGTGGAGGTGCTGCAGGATTTCGCGGACAGCCTGCCGGGCAAGTCGCTGCTGGCGGGGCACGACCACGGCTCGCTGCCGCTGGGGCTGTGGTTCGACGCGCGGCTGCGCTGCGATGAGCTCGGGGTGACGCATCTGCGCCCGTCTTACTACATCGTCAAGACGCGCGACAACGAGCACCACCGCGCGCAGCTCGACGGCGGCGTCTATCGCTACGCCAGCATCGGCTTCCGCGCGCAGGACCTGATGTGCGACATCTGCGGCAAGTCGTGGTTCGGCTGGGAGTGCCAGCACTACCCGGGCCAGGCGTATAACGTGGACGGGCGGCGCGTCGTCGCGACCGCCCGCTATACGCGCTCCGACGGCCGTCCCGCGGAGGCGGTGGAGGGCAGCATCGTGTATCTGGGCTGCCAGTACGACGCGGAGCTGAAGGCGGCGATGGCGCAGAAGTCGTTCGGCGGGATCATCATGCCGCGGGTGAGAAACGTGGCATCGCAGCACGCACAAGCAGGGACACAGCCGAGGGCGGCTGTGCTACATAAGCCAACACCCGGCGAGATCGAGCGCGCGATCAAGCAAGCGCACCTGGACAAGTTGGTGGCTGCACATATCGCTGCCGAGAGGTCGTGAGCTCGAGGCCGGAATGGCACCGGGGTACAGTCGGTGGCGGCTGCGGCCCCGGGGCTTGCACAGGCGGGGGCGCCTGTGCTCCATCGCATCAGACAACGCAAGAAAGGATACGAATGGTGAACGAGATTGGCGAGCTGGGCGCCGGTGGGGCGCTCGAGGATATGAACGAATCGGCGACGTTGAAGGAGGACGGGGCCGACGCCGCGCTGCGCCAGGCGGTGAGCGAGACGGCGCAGCGGATCGCGGCGGAGGCGCGCGGGCAGCAGCAGGCGCTGAACCGGCGCATCGTGGACGAGGTGAAGGCGCAGGTGCGCCAGCTTCTGCCGGAGACGCTGCCGAGCGTGCTGGAGGGCATCAAGCTGAGCCCGCGCATCGTGTTTCCGGTGAGCGAGCGTGGGGGCAACCTGAGCAAGGCGGACCGGCAGCTAGTGGAGCTACTGGTGCACGGCAAGGCGATGACCTCGACCGGCGCTGGGGTGGGCGACGAATGGGTGCCCACCGAGCTGGCGCAGGACATCGTCGACAAGGTGCGGCTGGCGAGCAAGGTGCGGGCGATGTTCCCGACCATCGACATGCCGAGCGACACCTATCGCATCCCCAAGATCACCGCCGACCCGACGGTGTACTTCGTGAGCCAGGAGAACACGGCGGTGCAGGCGGCGAGCAACCCGAGCACGGCGTACATGGAGCTGGACGCGAAGAAGATCATGTGCGAGGTGGATTTCTCGGGCGAGTTGACGGAGGACAGCGTGGTGCCGCTGGTGCCGACGCTGAAGCAGAACATCGCCAACGCGCTGGCGGAGGCGGAGGAGGACGTGATCGTCAACGGCGATACGGCCGCCACGCAGAACCAGAACATCAACCGCTCGGCCAACGCCTATGACGTGACGCGCGCGCTGGTGGGGCTGCGGCGCACGGTGTACGACGGCGCCGCCGCGTACAAGGTGGACGCCTCGGGCGGGCTGCTGGCCGGGATGCGCAGCCTGCGCGCGGCGGTGGGCGAGTACGGCGTGAATCCGACCAAGCTGGTGTGGATCATGTCGCCCAAGCACTACCTGGCGGTGCTCACCGACTCCAGCTTCCTGACCATGGACAAGCTGGGCGAGAAGGCGACGGTGCTGACCGGGCAGCTCGGCGCGATCGACGGCATCCCCGTGATCATGTCGAGCAAGCTGCGCGACTGCGACGGCGACGGCATCGTCCAGACCGACCCGGCGCTCAACACCAAGAGCCAAAGCGTCATCACCTACCGCCCCGGCGTGTATGTCGGCTACCGGCGGCGGGTCAAGATCGAGATGGACCGGGACGTGCAGAAGGACATGAACCTCCTGGTGTGCTCGATGCGGCTGGCGCTGGCGCTCGCGTATGGCGCAGGGTCGCTGGGCTACGTGCGCAACGTGTAGTGCGACCGGGGCGATCGGGCGGGCCGGTCGGGGGAGGTTGTTTCATAATCCCGTCTGGGCCGGAATCACGCGCGTCGGCGAAGGCAAGATTCTTCGCTCCGCAGCTCGCTTACGCTCGCTGCGGAACTCAGAATGACATCTTCCCGCGCCGGTGGCGTGGGCCTTGGGAATTACGCAACAGCCTCGAGGGACCGGCGCCCTACGCCAGGCTGGCGAACCCCACAGTGCCCCGACGTGCCGCGCCCGCCCCCTCCGGGCGCGGCGGTGTCGGGGCACGTTGGTTCCTGTGCGCCACGGCGCACAAGTCGGGGCGGGGCGGCCGCGCGGCCGCCCCGCCCACCCTTCGAGGTGGTGAGAACATGTCTGCTATTCGCAAATGGAGAAGTGAGCGCGAGCTGCTGCTGGCTGACGAGTTCGGCGGGCGCTTGAGCCTGTCGAGCGCGGCGGTGGCGGACAACGCGCTGTCGGTGTGGATCGCACCCGGGGCGGCCGACGAAGCGGTGGTGGTGAGCAAGGTCGTCGCCAAGGCGGCGTACTCCGGCGCGGGGCTGCTAACGATAGACGCAGACGGCGAGATGATCTGGGAGCAGGACCTGGCCGCCAGCGGCGCCGAGAAGGAGTTCGATTTCGGCGGGCTGGGTGTTGCCGGGCACGCCGGCGCGGGCGTCACGGTGCGCGCGAGCGCGGGGATGAGCATGAGCAGCGGGCGGCTGTGGGTGCTCGGCCAGCGCAAGTAGGAGCAACCGATGAGCAACCTGCCCTTAACCAGCCTGAGCACGGTGCAGCAGTACCTGGGCCTGAGCAGCACCAGCGATGACGAGCTGCTGACGGAACTGGTGGCGCGCGCGTCGGACGGCGTGCGCAGCTACTGCGGGCGCGACTTCGCGCTCGCGGATTGCCACGAGTATCACGACGGCGACGGCGGGGACACGGTGCTG